GTTGTTTTGTTTGTGTTATGATGTAGTTATCAAGTTCAAGGGAAAGGAAAATAAAATGATTAACTTTACCGCACATGTTACCGAGTTCGAGAAGGATAATCGATACGAAGTGACTATTGAGGGAGTTTGGAGTGGCTTTACTTCCATCGATGGGCTGGAAGATAATTCTACTCTTTCGTTCCATCGGGCGCTTGCGGGTATCGTAGAGGTTTTCTTGGGTGACAACTACGATATTAACATGCTCGCTAAAATTCGTTCCAAGGAAGGACGCCCATGTCACGAATATATTGTTTCGATTAATGACGGCGACTGATATATAAAGTAAAGCCCCTAGGCAATAACCTAGGGGCTTTACTTATGTCGTGCTACTGTTTGTCTGTTACTGTGATTTGCAGACTGTCTAGTTTGGCTTTTACCGCGTCCTGCACGGTTTTTGCGATGGTGTCGGGATTGGCGCCAATTGCTTCGGATAGTGCTTTGACTGCGGCGGTGAGCGCCGTCAATTGTGCGGTCAACGCTGGGAGCATGGTGTCATGGATGCGTATTACGTCGCTGGTTGCATCGCTTACGATATCGCGGGCGTATCTGCCGTTGGGAAGTTTGTGCATCCATTGCCCACCGACGAGTCCAGTGTCGTGCATTCGGATTACGTCGCTGGTTGCATCGCTGATAATGTCGCGTGCTGGGCGTCCGTTTGGTAGTTTGTGCGTCCAGAATCTCATGATATCTTCGTCGGTTAATGCCATTTCGTCGTCTCCTTTTAATAGTTCGTTTGCTTTGCCGATGACGCGGTTTACATCGAGTCCGTTTGGTGCCAGATCGGGACATCCGTAATGGTCTGTGCCTGGTACTTCGCGGTGCAACCATATGTTGCCGTTGAGTCCATCGTGCCACAGGTGCGTCCAACCATATCGGCGTGCGATGTCGGCGCAGAGTCGGGCGGAAGCGTCCATACATGCCTGCGTGCAAGGTATTCCGTTCATACCTCCTTCGTGTTCTATGCTGATTGTTGAATTGTTCGATGTGAAATTGGCGTCGCTGTAGCTGCCGTCGTTTTCGCTCACGTATTGATGGATTGCGCCGTCCGCGCCGATACCATAGTGCGCGCTTGCCTGTGAGTCGGCGCTTAAAAATACGCTGTCCGTTCCGGCGAGATGGCCGACCATGATATGCAGAGTTATGTGTGTCACGGAGTGCCCGTTGCGTCCATGATAATGGTTCGGCGAGCCTATCCATTTCACGCCGTCCATCATTCCGCCTTATGCTTGCCGCTTGCGGATTGTGCGAAGATCTGCATGAATGGCGCGTCTGCTAATTCGGGATTGATTACGGTTATATTCTCCAAAATCGACGTGAGTTCAATTAAGCAGATACCGCCAACCGTGCAGACGAATACGGACACCGGTAGCCCTAAATCGACATGCAAGTTAACCTCGTCGATAAACCATGCTGTCAGTACGAGAATGAAGTAGGCGAACTTGTGGCCTAGCCCCTCCCGCATTTTTTTTGAACTCAAATTATCTTGCATGATGGCTTTCGCCACGCCGGTTACGTAATCGGTGGTGATGAAGAACGTGACTGCGATGGTACACCATACGTCCGCTGTTGTCATTGTTGCTGTTCCTTCCTATTTTCCTAGCAGTTCTCCGATTATCAAACCAAAATCTGCTTTGACTTGTGAGTCGTCGAATCTTATTTTACCTAGTCGATAGCCGGTTGTGAGTCGGCGTATTATCTCATCTGATTTTTTGACGTACCATGTTCTTTCGTCAACGTGGTTCGGGTCGAGTGTGTAGACGGGGCGAGTGCTGTCTTTAGGAATACGCCGTGAAACATATTGTGAAACACGTCCGTCTCGTTCAGACACGGATATCCATATGCCGAAACGCGCGTAATCGGTGGTGTCTAGAACGTAGGACAGCTCGCCGTCGCTAGGAATCGGAGCTATCAACGTATCCGACTCGTCGCGGAACTTGTTACGTATTGCATAATCGGCATAGTCGCCATCGTACTTTTCGAGAAACCGCCCGAACTTTGACTTGGCGACTTTGGCCGAAAAACCACCATAGTCCGCTAGTTCGAGACAGATAAAACCACCGCAATACAATCTATATTGTTGCCGGTTGGCCTGCTGTGCGCCAATATCCAAACGGTATTTTGCGAAATAGGGGTTAGCCTTTTGAACCGCGTTCGACAGGAATAGCACTTTTGTCCTATCCTGCCACCTATCGACGGTGTTGTAAAACTCGCTGAACGAGTTTACTTCATTACTTAAGAATCTGAGATTGTCTGGAAAGATCTCGTCGAAGATAATGAGATGCACGTTTGGATAAGCGACTGATTTCAGTCCGCCCGCCTGAGATAGTGCGACGAAATAACAGCATGTACGCCAGTCCTTCTCGTCCCATGACGTCTTATGAATCTGCCCTTTTTCGCCGTTGACGCGAAATTCGTACGACGGGAAGAACTCTTGAATGTCCTTGAAAAAGGTCTCTTTGCGGTGCTGTTCCACGTCGGTGCGCCTGAGATAGATGAACTCATGGCCGTGCTTGATATACTCCTTGATGCCATACCGTTTCGCGGCGAACGTCTTACCTAGACCACGTGCGCCGATAACAAAATTCCAAGGCGCGTTTCGCGTCAACAGATTATGCAAATCGTAATAATCGCTCTCGTCAAGCGTCTGTAATGTCATGCTTGCAACCCTTCCTAAAAGCTAGTGGAGGGCGTGCGCCATGACTCGCACGCCCTCCGCCAACCTATCATCGGCGGCCATTCAAGTGGGAAAGGTCATCACATAACCACCGCCACTGTTAAGTATACCACATTTTTAGAACGCTGGAGGATTAGACTTGCCATTCCACACAGATAGCAACGAATACGCCTGATTATACCGTGTCGTGTACGGGCCGAACGGAAAAGTGCTTAGAATATTGCTTTTAAGCTGTGCGAGGTTCAATGCTTTCGGCACCTTTAGGGCGTTAGCGGGCGACTGGTGATATGCCGTTATCCAAAGAATTTGCATTTTCGCATCATTATACTCTTTGGGATAGCCCGCGTAGTCTTCCGCAAACTGCTTGCGTTGACCATCACGCGACTCACTGCGTGCCGCCCACGTGCGGAACGCGGCCGCTTCCGCTGAAGTGAGCGAACGTTTGAACGTTCCGCCCGACTCCATGAGCGCGGCGATCTCAGGTGCGGCGGTTCTGAACGCATTGTATCCGGTTGGGTCGGCGGATTTCATCGCGTTGAGCACTTGCAGGCGTCGTTCGAAACTCCATTGAGCAATGCCAATACCCTGCAAATTGGCGGCTTCCACCGCATCCCACCGTAGACTCGCTTCGACTGTGCCGATCACATAGAGTGCATACGAGTTCTCTGCCGACAAAGACACAGATGGATGCGCCTGTCCGTTGTCGCTGGACGGCTGAGATTGCGACGCTTTTTCGTAAAAATTGTTGGCGGTGGTTTTGTAGAATATGCGTGTTCGCGTTCCGGCGTTATCGCTTTCGTGCAAGTAAAGGTTGTCGCCCTGCCAGTGTATCCACGCGCCACCACGTGCCGAGTCGGCGGAACCGTGGCTATTGTCGCCGGTCGGGTTCTTCTCCGTCGAGGTCGTGCCACCTCCTTCGCCTAGCGCCTTGGGATGAAGGTAGCCTAGAAATGCGGTTAGGTCGAACGTCATGCGCTGTGCGGGGTTCGGGTTTTGAGACAACACGGTGATACGCCCGTTGTGCACGCCATCCTCCATTACGATGGAGACGTGTGAGCCGGTGTGTTGGCTTGAAAAATTCCAAAACGCCACATCCCCCTTCACCGGTACGTAGTCGACTGGCTTCTTCTCAAAAATCTGCGCCATCTTCGCATTCGTCGGAAACCTCGTATAATTGCCTTCCGCGTAGCCCGTTGGCGTGATGCAATCACTTACGGACGCGCCGTACAAGTCCATGCAGTATTTAGCCCACAAGTCCCAGCACTGGGCACCGTACGCCCCGTCCATGTCCCAGTAGCGGCCTTGTGTCTGCTTAATCCAATCGTCAAAAGTAATAGCCATGCTACCCATTATAGTGGCATGGCTATCGCTTAAAATAGTCTGTCAGCTCTCATAGAGAAATCCATCGGTTGGGCGTACCCTGATTTTCCAAGCGCTTTTGAAATTGCGGTTGACACGCAGGTAGACCCGGTATTTTTCGTCCGGCAGCGTGACGTTTTTGTTGTTGCCGGTGGTTATGTCGCCATTCTGCCCATTGGAGTAGGCCCAAATGATGCGTGCATGGTCTTTGTCGAGGACGAAGGACGCATGCACGGCGATACTATCACCATTGCCGACAGCGGGCGTCTTGGTATCGGTCGAGTCAAACGGCACCGTGTCTCTATTGTCTTGATAGAAACCGCCGAAGGTGGCACCATTACGTCGTACGCCCGCGATAATGCCAACTTGCCCAGCCTTCTTATTATCCTCCCACGGCTCGATATCGGTAGCTTCCTTGACTGCCACGACTGCGATATTGCGTGTATCCCCAGCCGTACCGGTCTGCACGCGTGACATAAAACCTTCGAGGTCGATCGACACCGGCAAAGTCACCTGTCCAACCTCAACAAGCTCAACCGCCATCTGTCCGTCAGCGTCACCGAGCTGGAACAGTCCGTCCGGCGCAAGATACGTGCTTTTAGCCCTGTCCGCGTCCGAAACGTCAACATACGCTTGCTGCCCATACGCTTGGAACCGTGTCGGACGAATAAAAGTATTTTCGCCGGTGCTGAACGGCGTGAAGTTGCGACACATCTGCTTTGTCGCATAATCCGGCCAATTGGACGTGATACCATCAACGCCGAGCGCGGTAACACGCTCATACGCAACGGGGTCATTAATAAGCCACGGATTAATTTTGACGCCAGCCAAGTGCGCGGCGTTGACCATTGCCGACGTCAGTTTGTCTTCTCGCGGATTGCCGCAGAAAATGCCTGCATTTTTCATGTCAGTCCAAGAGTGCGGCATGGCGTCCACATCCCAAGTGTACGACACGTATTTCACACCCCCTTGTACGGCGCGGACGCATTGTTCCCAACTGAACGAAGTCAATTCATGAATTGCGGTGGCGCTATACTTTCGCAGCAACTCTAGCATTGCGTCGGTGGTGGCGTTGTTCAGCGACTTGATTTCAAAATCAACCGGACTATCCCCCACGGCTTGGAGCACCTGTTCCATGCTCACCGGCTTGCCGGTGTTGCCACCATGCACTTTCGCCTTGACTTCACGGCTCATAAAGTCGGTATAGGTGATAGAGGATACGTTGGCCGCCGTTCCCGTCATGGTGCGGGCGGTGGAAGTGTCGTGAAGAATGACCGGCACGCCGTCAGACGTGAGTTGCACGTCGATTTCAGGAACATACCCATGACGCACCGCCCACATAATACCATCCATCGTGTTTTCGGGGAAACGGTAGGAACCGCGGTGCGCGTGGATAATAAAGTGGGAGTCAAGCTTACTGTCCACACGTGCGTTCGCAAGTTCGTCCACTTTGGTGGCGGTGTTGTCCAGCTTGGTTTTTTGCGCCATGGCATTAACGGTTGAGCCTGCTCCAAGTGCGGTGAGGATTGTTCTATTATCATCGGCTTTGCCTATGGCGGTTACCGCGTCCGCCCCCGCTTTATCCCATTTGGTTTTATTAGCGGCGGCGCTCGTCGCAGTATCGGCTCCCAACGCGGCGAGAATCGCCGTGTTGTTGTCGGCCTTGCTTGTGGCGGCGGCGGCGTCCGACTCCGCCTTGTTCCACTTGGTTTTCGCGGCGGTGGCGCTGTCAACCGTGTTATCGCCGATCAGTGCTTTGACTACTTCTTCGTCGTGCGTTTCACGCGACTCCACGCCCTCGATACGATTCAGGTGTTTTCCGAGAGTCTTGTCGATGATATGCATGGAGCCGTTGTAGCCGTCGCGCAAGTCTGCCGGGTCGTTATCGCCATAGAGGTTCAGCGCGTAATTGTCGGTTTTATTGTATACGGTAGCCATTCCGGTTAGTCCTTCTCTCTGATCTGAGTATTAAGCTGAGTCAAAATCTGGTCAAGCATACGCATGGCGCGGTTGTAACCGTCGCGCAAGTCCATTGGTGTCGCGTCATTATAGAGCGGCAACCCATAGTGACGAGTCACGTCATATCCCGCGGCATCCACTGGCGTGATCTGCTGTCCGTTGTCTGCCATAATGCGTGTCACACCCCTGACGCGGTGGTGGAAACGAACGGCAAGCCCTCCGCAGTGACTTTGGTATCGGTGAGGTTCTTGACGGTATACTGTCCGCCATTGGCTGCCGGAACGCGGTTAAGGAAATGATTAAGCGCGGTGCCGAGCGCGTCGGCGTTCGCGGCGCTCAATCCGAGAGCGGTGGTGAACGCGCCCAATCCTTCCGGTAGTGACTCCGGTGTCGGGATTGCGTCAATCCTGTCCGACTGCGTTTTCAGCGTCGTATCAATGATGTCCATTGAGCGATTATATCCGCCTTGCAAGTTCGGCGTGTCGGTCGCGTCATACTTTTCGAGGTTATAATTTGTGGTTTTGCTGGTCATTTGCTGTAATCCTTCCTATTATTTTGCGGTTTTCATAAAATTATTAACAACGACGCCATTGGCGAGATTCTCGACTGTCAGCGGGTTGACGGTTTTACCGTCATCCACATGCACGTCGCGCGGTGTAATGCGTGGCTCGTCATTGTGAAAAATGGTCTTGTTACCAAGCACTGCAAACTCAAGGCACGTGTGCGCGGCGGCCATTGGCGTGGAAAGTTGGGCCATCTGGTTGACGCGTGCGCCGAAAACGGCAAGCTCACGGTACATGTCGCGGTTTACGTTTTTGGAATCTTCGTACTTGCCGCGCGTCGGATTATAGGTTAAGTCAGAGTCTTCATACTGTCCAACCTGCTTTTCCAAATCATCCAAGGTTTTATCGATGCGCTCGAACTGTTCGTTAAAACCGGCTATCAGCTGTTTGATGGCTTCGACGTCCGCGTTTTCATCTTTGGCGAGATTGTCGAGCTGTTCGCGCAATTCGTCCACATGTTCGGCCACCTCCTGCACGTAACCGAGCACGGTCAACGTGTCGCGGTACGAAAAAGGCTGAACCGTTGTGAAATAGCGCTGCCGCGGGTCAATGTCAAGCGGCGCGGCGCATAGGTTTACTCCGTTCATAATCCTCCAATCTGTCAATGTCAAGTATACTCTAATGGCCGAGGTTATAAGCGAGACTCGTACTGTAAAGCTGCGGGACGTTGGTCATGTTGTCGCCACTGCCCCACATGCCTAAAAAAAGTGTTTCGAGCGAGTTTATGACCATCATGTCGATGTTGAGCATGGTATTACGCCAATCCTGCAACAGCTGTGACTGCGAACCGCTGGTGCCGATCGTATGCGACATACTGTTGCCTTTGTCGGACGAATGCGAAAAATCGGTGTTGCTGGTGCTGGACGCGGTGGCGGCGCTGTCCTGCTGAGTCGCCGTGTGCGTGTTGCCGGTCGAGTCCGTCTGTGATGCGGTGGTGGCGTACTTTCGGAAGTCATCAATGCGAGTTTGAGGAAATTCCGAATTAAAAGTCATGCTGGAATTATCGGCGGTGGTATCGGACGTGCTGTTTGCCGTAGACTCGTTCGACTGTGTGCCGCTCGATTTTCCGCTGGACTCGTTAGTGCTGGTTGAGTCCATTTCCTGCCTAATATCAGATGTGATAAAAGGGTCAAACTTATGCTGAGCACTGATATATAACTGGTTGAAATAGTCCATCTGTTCCCGCATGGTTCGCCCTAAATAAAACACGAACATTTGTGGCGTTTCCGAACCGATTTCACGCAGTGCGTAGTGTGCCACGATTTTCTCGTTCAGCTTCTCCCTATATTTTTCGTCGAAAATCGGATAATATCGCGAGCTCAAGTGCAGTTTTTCGTCCGTATCGAAACCGCGTGCAATCAGATTACCAAGCGTCAAAGTGTAATCCGCCATGCTGTCTTTGACAGCATACATGCTCAAGTCCTGCACCATTAGTTTTCTTCCTCCTTGTTTCCGTCGACATCCAGCAAGCCGCCGCTCGTGGTGTCGTTCCACTCGATACTGATAGGATGTCCCGAGTCGGCCATTTGCGGCCACAACCGGTTAATCGTATCGCACGCCTGTTGACGCGCCTTAAGATAGCTCAGACGGAAAACGTTGGTACGACTGTTTCCAGCCGTCACTTCCGACTCAAGCAGACGTTCCTTCTTCTCCGTAGTGCTGTTATCGATACCGAGGTAGTTGACGAGTTCGTTCCAGATCTGCGTTTTCGTGGTGATGATTTTATCCGCCATAAAGGGCGTCATGTTCGGAAAGGTCTGAAACATTCCAGTAATATCCGCGCTGTCATACGCGTATATATAAGGGTCTCCGTCTTCTCGCGCCTTAATAAGATTTTGTGCGGTGAGTTTGTTGGTTTCGGAGGTGGCGATAATCAGGGGCACGCTAATGTTGTCCAGGTTCACGTCTAGCGCGCGGTCGGCAATCGCCAATCGCGTGGCGTAATTCCACATGACATCAATCATGGTACAACGCAACTGATTATCCCAAATCGGGACACATTCCTTTGAGCCAATCTGCGGATGCGAGTAATTCGTGGCTGCCGGCTGAAAACTGGTCGGATTGTTATAGTTGTTGACTCCGCCGATATTGCCGGAAGTCACCATGAAACGATGGACGCCCTTGCGTTTGTCTGGAAAAAAGAGCGCCAAGCCGTTCTCGAATAGTGTCAGTTCCAAATATCGTTCGTCAATGTAGGGGGGTAGATTAACCCACTTGAAACGCGACACCGCCAACATTTCAATCAACTTCATATATTGGTTAATACGCAGGGATTGTCTCATTTCAGGCAGATTGAGATTGCCCCACATACTGCCGAGCACGCTCTGGTTATCCCAGTGCGCGGCCTTACGCGCGTTATTGCGCTTGCTCATAATCACCGTCCTAAAAAAATAATGGAGAGATCTTAATATGCTCTCTCCATTATATATGTCAGTACGCGATACCGGCTAGCGGCACGTTGTCCGCATAATCGGTGACGCCGATCTTATCAGGGTCAGTCCATACCGTCACGCCCGACTCAAAAATACCCTTGACGGTAAGCCGGTATTCCTCAGGACAGGTGCTCGAACGCACATACAGCTCATGGAGCTTCCAGTAAGTGAAATTGCTCATGGCCATCAAATTCTCCGGTAACTGCATGAAGCGTTGGACGTAATATCCGTATCGTAGCCACACCTCGCCAATGGAGCGCATGGCTGCTGGCGGTATCTGCCGGAAACGCACCATCACGCCAATTAGTCCGTTGGCAAGATTGAACGCGTCACCGCCCAACGCGCCAGACGTGGTAGGGGGTACTGTCTGAGTCTGCTGCACTTGCGCGTTGATACCTGCGATTGTGTTCTCGTAATCGCCTTGCGCGGTGGCTTGCGCTAACTGCCGGTTCATGTCCGCGAACTGCATAGTCTGCTGATTGGACAAATTTGTTTGCGCAAGACTGTAGGCGTTGGCCTGTGAAGTAGATGCGTTGTTGGTGGTCTGCGTGTTCGCAAGCTGCTGATTTGCAGTGCTCACATTGTTGTCATAGGTCATCTGGTTTGTCCATGCGCCGATAGCCGTGCCTGCGATGGCTCCGGCCACGCCGCCAACATTGCCCGTGACGGCGGAACCAATCGCGTTCGCCACACCGCTGCCAATCGTGTTCAACTGTGACATTTGGTTATTGAAGCCGAGGTTTTTCAGCGTTAAATCGGTCCCCATTTGGGCGGACTGGTTGCTGATGGCGTTCATGGCGTTGCGGTTGGACGTGCCAAGTCGATTCTGGGCACTCGCGTACTGCGTGCCTAATTGTGCCTGAGCGTAGGCGTTGTTGATGCCCATTTGCGTTTTCTGCTGTGTCCAATCGGCCGACTGTTGCGCATACGCACGTGTGTAGGCGCTATTAGCCAAGGCCAAGGCACTACCGTTGTTAACCGTCATAAAGGTTGGAAAATTGGTAATTCCAAAACTGGCGTTGAGCATTTCGCCCGAATCAATCGGCAAACCGGAATCGTTCGGCAACGGGGATTGTTCACTAACACTTCCAGCGTTGTAACCGCGCGGATAAAAATTGAGTCGCGGTGAGGGGGGCGCATAGTCCCACGCCTCACGAATTATCAAGTCAGCGCTTGGAATCTGCTCAGGATTATAAGTGATTACGGTGCCGTTGAGACACGAGCATTCCAGTACCGCGTATGGTGCAGTTCGGAATTTTTGCAGAAACTTATAGCGTTCCGGAAGTTTGAAATTATCACGGAAGTCCTTGATATGGATAATGTCGGCGTAGCGGCTTTTAGCGTCATTGTGGCGTATTTCCAAGCGGTAGCAGTCGCCGCGCCAGTCGATCATGTGGTTGAAGAACACGCCCGGCTTCTGCTGGTTTTTCAGCAATGAGTCGGGGAGCTGTGGTATGGCGTAGATGCCGCAAATGCCCTGTGTCACCCAAGGGTATTCCGCGCCAGCGCCCATTACGGCGAGGAAGTCCAAGGCGTCCGAGAAATAGTATAATGCGGTGCCGTTCGTATGGTTTTCAAAAGCGCTGCCGTCCGCACACGTGGTTTTCGGCGCGTTTGCCGTGCCGGGGTCAGTGTCCAGCTTTGTCGTGGATACCACGAGCACGCCGAATGTGGTATAGCCGTTTGTTTCGCCAATCAGACTCTCGTATTGCTGTCCCGTGACCACCATTGCCTTACCGGTATCCAAACCTTCCGGCAGGTCAAGATAGGTACGCCCCCAATCTTTCCACGCATTCTCGTTCGCAACCCCGACATGCCCTCTTTCGACGTAGGCGTTGCCCAATTGGATATCGTGCTGGAAGCTCTGCCACACATCCAGTTGGATATTGAGCTGTGTGGTGTTTGCGTTGATGTAATCGCACGTCTGGACAAAATAATACCATGAACGGGGGGTGTCAAAATCATAGTCGTTCGTCGCAATCAGGTAATTGTATTGCGACGCCTGTGCGAACGGCACCGGCAGCCGCACCGGAAGACCGTATTTTGCCATCGTGCAATTTGTGAACTCGATGCCGTCCAGTCGGTCGAAATACTCCTTTTGGGCGGTTTCGTCCCATTTCACGATGTCCCTGTATCCCATATCCCAGGGCACGTTACAGAGTTTGAATCGTGTGTTTGGTGTCCATTTCGCGTACGAGAAATTAATCGGCAGGTCATTTGCGCTCATAAAGTCCTCCTAAAACAATAGGTGCGAGAATTGTCTTCTCGCACCTATTTTACTAGCCGTCTATTGTCAGGCGGCGGCGGTGACGGCGACTTCTGCCGTTCCAGTAGCTCCCGCGAACTTCACGGAAACGTTGGCGGCGCCCGCTGCGGTTCCGGTCAGTACACCGTTAGGGGTGATGGTCGCGTGAGCGTCCACAGTCCACAGTGCGAGGTTGGTCACGTCTGCGGTGTTGCCGTCCGTCTTGGTGGCGATCGCTTTAAGCGCGACATGGTCTTTCACTTTGACTGTCTTTTCGCCTTGAATCTCAATTGACTCGATGGCGCCAACCTTCCAGCCGCCAAGCCAAGTGCCAACCACCGGCACGGACAGTGCGGCGGAAACCGTCTGGTCGATTTCAGGGTGTGCGGGGTCAATATAAGTGGCCTGTGCCGTGACCTTGAGCGCTTCGGCGGCCTCGTCGAGACCACAACGCAAAATTCCGTCATTGTCGATCGAGGTGAACTGCGACGTGGCGCCCTCAAGCGCGTACTTGATGCCAACCGGCTGGAACGACGCCCCAGCCTTGTTGTCGCTGGAAATGACGGACTCAACCTGCACCAAGTCACCACGCGACACGTTTTCCGGCGTGATGGCAGGCTGTCCATACTTCTTCACGCGCAAGGTAAACTCAGGCTTCGAGGTGGTGAGCGTATCCGGCAGAGTCACGGACTCGGCGGAGCCTTCGCCAGTCCAGAACAATACGGCGTTTGCGAACGGATTAGGGGTGATAGACCCCCTATGCTTGTAGAAGATGTTTCGCGTGCCGTCAATCGGATTGACAGGCGAGTTCGTGGTTTCCAACATTTCGTCCCAACAGAAGAAGAAGTCTTCCGTGGTCAGGACGGCCTGCACCTTACCGGCCGCACCGCCGATACCGAACATATCCTCCGGAATCGGAATGATACGATACGGCACGTTGACCTTATCGATGTTAAATGCGGCGGCCAATGCTTCGACGTTGAGTGCGGCGATAACCTGCGGCGTAGCGAAGAGGATTGCTTCCGAATCGCGCCACGGGGTCACCCAAGACATCGCATTATATCGCGGCATGGCACTCATTGGCGACGCCTTCAACTCGTTCGCCACCTGCTGGATAAGACGCAACAGACCCTTCGCGTCCGCTTCCGTCGAGTCGGCCTTGCCAACGTCGGGGGTATGCACGCGATAGAAGCCACCCTTACGAGCGTATTCGGCAAACGTCTGCGTCTTCATCAAATACATGTCGTTCCTATCCGAGAGGATGGGAGCGTTCATAATTTCGCTGATATAATCCGACATGCCGCTTTCGCCATCAAAAGCCGTCAACAAGGCGTCTTCCGGAATGGTGACGGGGTAATAATGATCGAAAGTAAGGGGGTGGAACACACTTGCGGTCGGCAGCGAGTAGCGGCCGTAAACGTCATCGCCCAAATATTCCTTATTGAAATTGCGGGTGCGTGCCTTGACGAGTCCCACTGCGGCCTGTTCGTAGGTGCCGCCGTAGCGCTTGAGGGTGCGCGGAGAGCCAATGAGCTTGAGCGGGTCATCCCAGTCCGCATGTTGGATGTACAGCCCGATCAGGCGCTGAATTAAAACGCCCGTAAATTCGTCGCGCAAGTAGGGAAAGTTGCGCATGGTGTCCACGGCATTGCGGATATTGCCCTGCGTCGCGGACGGAATGCGCACCTGAAACTGGGGGGATGTGGCGGAGCGGACGGCGTTGAAAATCTCAACATCACCTTTATCTGCAAGTGGTCGAATATTGGACATTATATGTATCTCCTAACTATTTTAGTCAAACAAATCTTCGATTGACTCGCCGTCTCCGTCGCCATCCTCGTCGTTATCGGTGGGGGCGAGTTCGGTGTATCCGAGCGTGTCCATCATGGCCTTGAGTGCGGCTATTTCCTTTTCGATACTGTCAAGTCGTGCGGAAACGTCCGACTCCTGCTTCGGTTCCGGTTCCGGCTCCTCTTTCGGCTTAACCTCGTCATCCACGGTTTCCGTCTGCTGTTCCTCTTCGGTTGGCGGCGGAGTAGTGGTTTCCTCTCCGTCGGCATTTGGGTCTGCCATGCAAAACTCCTTACGATCGGCAATGTTTCCATTAAAATTATATCATGCCGCAAGAAAATAAAATGGCCCCGCAATCACGCGGGGCCTAACTGTCCTATGCGAGCATCAAGTCGAAAATCGTAGGGCACTACCGCCACAGTAGCGACTCCATAGTCGGCGGCATTCTCAGCCGTAGCGGCCCGACTCATGTTGCTCCCAGTCGAAAATCAATGCTCAAGAAGACAGGGATATTATAACACAACCATTGTGCCGTAATCATCCATGACTTGCGTTCCATGCCTAAACTCCTCATAGGGGATAGGCTGGGAAAACATGTTTCCAGCCATGCACACATCCACTTCACCGTCATCTCGCCATCCTTGATACCTGTTCATGCCGAGAATGGTCAGCCGGTCGTATTTCGCGGCGATCTTCCACTTGCCCAATTCGGTGGGATGGATGTCACATGATTCCACCGGCTCCCAGCCACTCAAAATACAACCGTCCGTATTCGCGTACAACAGTCTGTCGGCGTTCGCACGGCAGACGTCCATAAGCTTTCGGCGGGCATAAGCGTTGACCCAAACAGGAACGGGAAGATAGTCGGTTTTCAGATTCGACTCTTCACGTTGCGCGACATCCCAGTCCAAGGTAACACCGTCTTTAGAGGTTGGCAGCATGACGGCGCCTTTTGGCAGACTCGCCATTTTACCTACGAGCGCGTTCATAATCAGTTTCGCCATCTGCCGTTCCTCGCCAGTCGCCCGCTGTTTTAAGTCTCCCCATTCGTCGATAAACGAACGGAAAAAGCCTTTTGAGCGGCGGAATTTCCACCCCCTAACATACTTGTAGACGCTCACGTCATAATTCTCACAAAGCAGTTCTTGGTCAATATCAGTGAGCACGCGCGTGATGTATCCACGAGTTGAGGTGAGACGGTTCAAACCGTACACGCTGCGGTTGTCCAACAAAAAGGGGTATCCGTTTGGCTTGAGTTCCGCGCGAAACGTGATTTCATCACAATGCAAAGGCATGTCATCATCCTGCCCATATTTTCCGTCGTATGGTTCCGGTTCACTCCACGGCAACCACTCGTCCCGCAATATGGACGGATACATGGAATTACAGTCAACGTCGATGGCCTTGCCATAAGTTCCCTCTTTGTCCAACATGAATCCGCCGATATAGGCATCATGCAATGACTTTTTAGTTTCGGATTCCAATTGTGGGAATTTGTCGTAATACCATTTCCACTCGCCGGACGCGAACGCCTCCATACTCGCACCGCCCGCCGTGATCTTGCACAGGCCACGATTATCATACTCACGCAAAATATTGAGTAGCTGGGCGTCGGTCATGGTAAGACGACAGTTTTCGCGCAAGAGATTGGAAATGTCAAAGAAGCGTGCCGAGTTTTCACGGTCGATACGCACCGTGAAGCTGAAGAACTTGCCTTTTTTCGACACTATCGCATCCCAGCTCAAGTCAGCATTATGCTCGTTGTGCGGGAGAGAGTGCACGACGTGCGCAATAAACGGGTCTAAAACGTCTGGATTAGCCACATAAATTGTGAGTTTGCCACTCGACATGATGGACGCCAACAGGCGGTTAGGGGCGATAATGTCACGCAGCACGGTGCCGTCCGTGAATCGTATGGCGTTATCCGCGCACCATAATCCAACTCTTTTATCTTGCGCAGTCATGGTACAACTTTCCTCGGTTGCTATCCGCTACTTTCCCAACGCGCCCGCTTCCGCCATCCACCTGTCAAACTGCTTGCGGGAACGCTGATAACCCTTGCTGTTATCACGGAATATCGACGTAAAACCGTGACGAACGGGGTCATATATCGTCCAGTCGAACACGATACGGGGGGCGTCCGTCATTTCGATGAACGCACGCTTTTGCGCGGCGGATAGGCTACGGAATCGTTTCAATCGTTTCGAGCCGAGCGTGGTAGCCAAAATTTTCTCGAACACCTCATAACGGCCACGACTCATGTATGATGGCCATTCATGCTCGCTGTACAAGTCTTTATTCTGCTTGCCCGTTTTCCGCTTTTTGGACGGCTTGCGTTTCTGCTCGGTGCGCAACCCCAATATTTCGGCGGCGTCGTGCATCTGCTCACGTAATTCATTACGGTGCCCGCTCTCCAATTGTGAGCGCACGAACGCTTCGTCACTCAGCACGTTCGTCATTTGCAGAAAATCGGTGAGTTTCGAGGGGATAATCTGGTTACGTCCGAAACCTTCGCCGGTGGTGCCGGTGATCTCAGCCACACGCTGATCGTACACGCTACGCTGTGGCATTGCCTGCGTCTTGTTCCATTCGTTGATTTTCCGTCGTGCCGCATTGATTTTCCGCTGCTGCTGCCTGAGCAGTTTACGTCGTTTCGCCACCGGTTCCGCCTGAATTTGCGCGTCCGAGATTGGCGTGCGGTTGGCGAACATGATGTCTTTTTTCGTCGGTTTCTCGACGGCGGTGGCATGGTATGGGGTTGCTTTCGCTTCCGCTATGGCCTGTTTCTTCTGCCGTTCCCACTCCTTGCCTAATGTTTTGGCGATGTTGACCAATTGTTTGTCGGCGGTTTTGGCGAGATTGGAATGAGAGTAAGCGCCAAGTTGTTTGATGTTACGTGCGGCGCGGGCTTGCGCGGCCTGACGTGCCTTGACATGCTTTTGCTTCCGAGACATATGGCACAGTCCTTAAGATGGCGAGAGCACCCAAGGACTGGGTGCTCTCAATGAACGAACGCTACCTAACGATTATAGCAAGCTGCTCACTTGGCTTCCTCATCCACCGGCTCAATGCTGAAAAACTTGAAACCACGACGGGAACGACGTTCCACCACCTTGATGCACAGCGGCTCCGTCCAAGTATTCGGCGTGCCGAAGATACCGAACATGGTATTGAGTCCCGCGGCGAGAGTCGGTGAGGTTGCCGCGTACGCCTTGTTGTCGTCGGTTACGATGATAACGCGCACGGTATTGGAGATCTCTCCCGTCTGATCGTCCGTAACCTGCACCGCCTGAGCGACGGCGTTCGTCATGTTCAGTGGTTCGTTGAGGTGTTCGTCGAGCTTTTCGGCGTTCTGCAATGCGCTGTAGAGCTTGATTTTGCCTTCACGAGTCGAAGTGTCGATGAAGTGCTGGACGGTGCCGAGTTCGGTGTTTTCGGTATTGAATGCGACGAGTGCGGTGTTATTGTTGTTTTCCATTGTTTAACCTTTCCTAGATTGTTGTTATTTGTTTTCAGGCTTATGCCTAAAATCTTTTATATCACGCGTCTTCGTTATTTTCAACGTCGGCGTGTCGTTTTGTATGTTCTTCCGGCTTCCATTCTTGAGGTTCCTCAAAAGTGGCATACTTGTAAAAAGTTTCTTCATTCATTGAGACTTTTTGCGAAAAAATATTGATGGAACGCGGAATGAAGTTCGGAAACAGTCTCTTTGCACGAACCGAATACGCGCGTGCATCCTTCAAGCGTCCGTCGATAACGTGCTCAGCTTCCATAAAATCGCCGTCAACCAATTCCATGCCTTTGAGCACGGCATAAACGCGCGTGCGGAAAATATCGGTTTTGGTTCTAGCCATGTGTTCACTCTCCTTGTAAGATTTTTTGCAATTCATTGTCATTATATCGTTTCGTGTCCAGTCTGTCAAAATTTTTGAACACTGCGATAATGAGATTTTTGGCTTGCGGGTTGTCGAAGATCGTGCAACAGTCATACGACGTACCGCCCTTGACCGCACACACCGCACACCATGCAATCAGGTTAGGCGGATTGATGGAGCCGTCCAAATATTCCACGTCGAACGTGCGGGATAGGGCGGCGGCGAGTCCGTCCCACATGGTCAGACTGCCGCATATATAAGATACGGCAATCACCGCTTGCGTAAACCACTCACTAGGCGCTTCACGCCACAGCTCGCACAGCATATTGACGGCACGGCAGCACGCCTCATAGTCGCCATATCCAACGTCATACCGTTTTAGATTGAGTTCGCGAGTATGTCCACGCGTGGCTTTGATAATGCGAGGTGACTCCATAATAGCATCATCAAACTGGCGCATGCGATAGATAGGTGTTCTATCATTGCCACGGTTAAACATAATACCGTTCCTCAACCTTAAAATAGCTGATATTTTCCACATGAGAGCGGATAGCCGCCCAGCGTTTAACCAAGTCTGCCGCATCCTTATATGAGGGCGCGTAACCGACTTCGATAGGAGGTTTGTGCGCATCCCTCAAGTATGCGAGAGCGACAAAAGTGCTATACATGTCTCAAAACTCCAATTCGTCAACAAAATCACTGTCACCATACATCCACATGTTCAGCCACACGTCAGGACGGGGGCACCGTTTCGGCGGATTGGTGGCGCTCCGCTTATGCTGACGGCCAGCCCAAAACGCACGCAAGCGCCAATAACTATCAGCGTCCGGACACGTACCGCACACCCATGAGTGTACCCAACCGCGAAAATACATGGCTAATCCCTCTCCAATAAAGGCGTGCGGGCGATATCGATTGCGTCCAGCACGAGGGCCGCAACCTGAGTATTATCGGCCGCACTATACGACGCCACTGCGATGGCCGAACAAAGTCCGTTCGGCGAGTAAAACGCTACCCTATATCTCAGTTCATATGACGAAGAATGCGGACAATACCACAATCCAACCTCACCACCATGATACCGAGAAGAGAACGTGGCAACCTTCGTATCGCAATAAGCCATTTCAAAGCCCCTTTACAACAAAAACCAATACAACAATCACGCAAAACGCGAGCATAGCCAAAAAACAAAAGACGTCACGCATATCACGCGGCGCTTCGCAAAACACCGTAGCGGCCATCGTGAGAAACAGCACGGAAAGAATGCAGACGGCAACAATCATGCACACTATCATAACATCACCACCTATCAGGCTGTAACCGGTACCGCGCTCAAGCCCACAAACAAAGCAGCACACAAACACAACACAATTACAAAAAGAACAAGAAGCGAAATCTTCCAAATATCACACGGCCAAAGCTCCTCAGCCGTGAATACCATAAGGACAATAGCGGACAAACAACCGACGAAACCTGCCAAGCAAAGAAGAAACTGTATTACGCCAAACATAAGATCTCCTATATCATACCAAAAACGACGACAACACCAAAAACGCATACGCAGATAATGAGGACGGAAGCGAACATATCAATTCTCCTTTTCAACACGCTTGGCAAGCAAAAACGTAACCGGAGGTGTGTCCTTCACGAGCTTCATACGAGAGAGTGTGACATCATACTTGCCGGATACTTCTTTGCGAACGTGAGACTTAACACCTCGAAGAGTTCTGTTCTTCCCAATGTCCAGCATGTAAAAATCATCAATATCCGTGAAGAAAACAACAGCTGTCCTAGCCCACCAACTGATAACTATCACGGTATTCATTTTATTTGCCATCATCATTCTCCCCTCCTGTTGGCCTGATAGTAGTCAACGGAACCGTCCGTCCGCCAATACTTCAGGTTGGACAATTCCACGCCCGTCTCCTTACGCAATTCACGGCGCATGCGCTCCTTTGCGCCCTTGACGGTAACGACGTTACCCAACGAGAAATAGTGCGCGGTATTGTAGTCAATGAATGCCACTGTGATGGACTTGTTCCACCAATCAAACGAAACAACGGTGTTCATTTTATTTTCCTTTCCCTTGAACTTGATAACTACATCATAACACAAACAAAACAACGACACGCCCGAAAACAAAACAAAGCAAAAAAATAAAAGACAGCTACCGAACGGCCGATAGCTACGGTTACGTTACCGTAACTTAGTCAAACAC